CACCTTCATTTACTGCTAAGAAAGTTGGTACTGTAAAAATTAAAGCAGTTACTGCACAAACAACTTATACAGTTGGAATTAATGGAACTCTTGTTTCTTATACTAGTCCTGATGCAGCTAATATTGATACAATCCTAACGAATTTAAAGACGAGTATTGATGGGTTAAGTGTATCTGGATTAACAGTAACTAAGTTAGATACAACCTTAGAATTATCTTGTTCCAGTGCTTTCACTTTAACTGGTAAAGGCGGTGCTGATAATGAAAGACTAGAAACATATCAGAATCAAGTTGCTAACGTAGCAGCACTACCTGAAAGGTCTTTACATCATAGGGTAGTTAAAGTATTTAACACTGCTAACACTGCACAAGATAGTTATTACACACGGTTCATTGCTGACAATGGTACAAGTGGTAATGGTTATTGGGAAGAATATATAGCTCCTGATGTATCACCTGGTTTAACAGCCAGTACGATGCCACATGAGCTAGTTAATACAGCTGCTAATGCTTTTACATTTAAAGCTATTGACTGGACTGCACGTTTAGTAGGAGATGATGAAACTAATAGTCACCCTACATTTGTAGGAGCAACGATTCAACAAGCATTCTTCCATTCAAGTCGTCTTGGCTTCTTGACTAAAGATAATGTCTCAATGAGTCAAGCTAGTGAGTTCTATAACTTCTATCATGTATCAGCCTTAACTCAAATAGCAAGTGATCCAGTAGATCTCAATACATCAAGTATCAGACCAACAGTTCTTACAGGTGTAATACCAACTGCACAGGGTTTAGTCCTATTCAGTAGGAATCAACAGTTCATGATGTATGCACCTAATGGAATACTTACACCTACATCAACCATCATCCGTGGAATATCCAACTATGAGATGGATATTGATGTAGATCCTGTTGATAATGGTACAAACATAATCTTCATTAGTAAGACTCCTAGTTATTCCCGTATCTTCCAGATGAAGACAGCGGGTCAAGAGATGAACCCACAAGTATTAGACATTGGAAGAGTTGTGTCTGAATGGGTACCATCAACTATTACTGAAATGGCTGCATCACCACAGAACTCTTTTGTAGCTATGTATGGTCCAACAAAGAAGGATATCTATTTCTATAGAACCTTTAGTGATGGACAAAGAGAGGTAATGCAATCATGGTTTAGATGGGAATTACCAGGGAATGTACAGACTGTATCTATAGATAGTGATACTTTCTATGCTGTAACTATGCAGGGTGGTCAATATACGTTGTTATCAGCGAGTATCAACCAAACACCAGAGGAGCAAATACTTGTTAACTCTGATGGACAGAAGATGAATCCTTGTGTTGATTTATATGCAGTAGCAAGTTCAGTAGTCTATGACCAAACAGATCCAGCAAATCCATTTAGTAAATGTTATATACCTTTTAATAATGTAACTGGTTTAGATCCGCTTGTTGTTATTGCAAGTACATCATCAGATTTAACTAACCCTACATTTATAGAAAGTGGATTCACCACTACACCAACCATCGCAACAGATGGTACAGGAACTTATTTTAAAGTACCTAATAAAGA